ATGACTCAAAGTGATAATTCAGATGGAATACATACGGATGAAACCGTATACATCCTTAAGAGAGCAATAACTCGCAAAAATAGAACTATCATAGACGTATCTCGAACATTCGAGGTTAACGGAGAACGTATTTATCTCGATCATATTTCGCGCGAAGTATGGCACAATACTTTAGATAATCCCGATATCTTTCGATTGGTAGAACTATTCGCCATGGGCGACCTTGATATAAGGGAGCATACTACAGACGGAACTAAAGATAGAAAATACCTTGCTAAATTGATCGAGTTTGTCCGGTGTAAGTTGAGACTTCATAAGTTGTATCTCTATATCCAATCTTTCAAGTTGCGTCGAAAGTATTAGCTCTTGTGCTTTAAATGCTCCACGCGACGAAAATTCATGTAAGCCGGAATTTATAGCAACGACAAAACCACTAGGTCGCGAATATCTACTCTTTATATCTATTAGTCCCATTTTTTCGAGCTGGCGTAAAATCATGTCGCATTCATCTATTGTTATATTGTGCTCTTTTAAATCGTAAACGTCTAAGTCTGTCAGCGATTTATTAGAGGCGATTAGTATTGCTACTATAATATCTTTTTTATCTATTGTAATCATGTCTTTTTTTTTGAATACTCTATTTCTTCTCTATATTTTTTCGTATCTTCTCATTATCTCTTTTTAAGTTATCTACCATTTTCAATAATGCAGGGGTGAATCTATCGGAGGCAGCTAAATGATTTAAAAGATTTTGAGAAATCTCTAAGAAGTCATTATTTACTTCTATCTGTCTAACTCCATTAGAGATTGTTACTACACTCGCTTGTTCTTTTGATAATAATATCTTTGCGGCAACATCGCTGAAAAAGTATGGTTCGTTAATAGATATTGCATGTTCAACCATTGCTTTTAAACAGATTGTTATTCCTCGCAGATCATATTTTGATAACTGAAATTTCAATTCGATATACTCTGCCTTATATAGTATTTTTTTCGTAGAAATTTCACTTTCATCTTTTATTTCTTTTATATCCTTTGCAAAAGATTTGCTGACTTGCTTCACTTCATCTTTAACCTTCTTATCTATTGCAATCACATTCCAAATCTGCCATCCGATTAACATCGTCACTAAAAGCGATAAAATCCCTACTATCGCCCCGATATAGTCCATACCTAATTCCGGCGCGGATGGCAACGAAACGCAAATAGCGACAACGCTACATATAATTGCAGCGATCGACAAACAGTTGTTCCAATATGATTTAATCCAGTTTTTCATGTTGTTGTGGGATTATTCGGGTTACTCAATAAGATAACCTGTTTCTTTATCTAATTCAAATTCTAGCTTTTCTTTTTCTCCGTTCGCAAATGTTATATTAGCAGTTACTGAAATTGAGTTATTCGAAGTATATGACGTATCCCAATCATTGACGATGAAATCATTATTATAAGTCTGAAACTCAAATTTCCATAAGTTCTTTTTCGGTTCTCTTATGTCTTTGTATGTGATATTATCTTTGATATATTCGAAAGGGGGATTGATATCGTAATATCCTTTTGAAATATTAATAGTATGAAACATATCTAGTACTTTCCCTGATGGATATTGGTTTGTTATCAGATTAAATTGCCCATCATAAATACGTGATTCGGATATACTTGCTTCTGGATAGATTGTAGAGTTAGCAGTAAATAAAAGACTGTTTTCAAACCAAAAGCGCATCATTGTAGGTAAAAAAACAATATTGTTAAATGTTTGCTTATTAATTACATCTTTCTCAATAGAATAGAATTTTCTTATTCCCCAAAAAACGATCCCTCCATTGTCTGATAAATTGAGAAGTAAATAGAATGTATCTTTATATTGCAAAATATTATATATTTGAATATTAGATATTATAATTTCCTTTTTTTGCCCATATTGTAAATCTATGTATTGCTTTCTATCTGTGATTTCATCGGATATTGTGAAGCTAAGATCTTTTCCTTTATAAGCCTTAACTATATATTTATTTCCTGTAAACTCAATATAGCAATCAAATCCATTAACTGATTGAGAAATTTCGGGTTCGTTTTTATTGGAATTATCATCAATATAATTTTCTATTTCTGTATTTTCGTTACTGCATCCCATAAAAGATAATACAAACACAAAGTATAATAGCTTTTTCATTTTGTTTTGTTATTAGTGTTTTTAAATCATTGTATTCTTTCTAATGCTTAATTTAACAAGCGCTAAAGCTCGAATCTTATCAATTCGTATATCTTTAGGCTCGTGGTGAGTATTATAGCTAACTAGCTTTATGTATCCTTCCTTTTCGGAGCGATTTACGTATTTAACGGCTAAATAGTCGTCTCCTCCTAGATCGAAAGAAACTAAATACATTTCTCCATATATGACGTCCGAGAAATCTCTAGTCTCTTTATATACGACAATATCGCCCGATTTAAGAAGCGGATACATACTATCTCCATTGACATATACGGCTCCGTCACATTTCGGCATATTAGGAATGCTTATCTTTCCGAGTATGTTTTGACGTTTGTTGTCGAAAAGGGTTCGTAGATTGGCGGCGGCAGTTACATCATACAATAGAACCTCTTGTTCGTCTAACGTTTTCTCGACAGCTTTTGGTTCATTTAATATTTGAATATTAGGATTACTTTTTATCATTTCTCCTTTTCCAGTAAGTAGCCAATCAGATGATATGTTTTCGCATTTTGCAAATATTAAATCGTAATCAAGCGTATCTCTTGATAGCCATGAACTAATTGTTGATGGAGCTACACCTAAATGTTTCGCAAATACTGATGGCTTCCCATTGCTATAGTGGGTTATTATTGCCTCTAATCTTTCTTTTTTGGTCATAATTTGCATTTTGAGAAATAAATTCGCAAAACGTTTTGCATATTGCGAAATAAAATCTATCTTTGTCGCATCAAAGTTAATGAATGAATGAATAAGTAACAAATAAAACGAAGGAATTATGAAAGCAACACCAATCAAACCAACACGAAAGAACTTACTTGATTTAAACGTAGGCGATCCAGTATTCTTCGATAAAGACAAAGAAGATACCGCAAAGGCAACGGCAAGCCAACTTAAAAGAAAGGGATTAGCTCTATTCAAAACGAAAGCAACCGAAACAGGAATCTATTTAACACGACTACAATGACGACAGCAGAACGTTACAATGAGAAACTAGCGAATGAAATCAACCGAATTTATGACGCTACGAGAGAACTAACCTTTAGTAAAAATATGTCGGCGGAAATCGTCGGAGGTCGCCGGAGGTTGGAGGATTTAGTAGGACGCGGGAAAATCGCAACTGATAAGCCAACCGCACATCAACACGGTAAATGGAGGTGTAAAGCGTCCGACGTACTTAGATACGCTTATAGTGAAGAATATCCAAATTAAAACGAAACATTATGTTAACACTCAAACAAAGTCCTATCGCTATCATCTTAATGCTCCTAGCGTGCAGCCTCGCAGATGGCGACCCGAAACCGGGTAAACTTATCATTGCACTTCTGATCGTGTTTCTAACGATTATCTATGTGCTAGTCTGTAACTATATAAACGTAAAAAGACATGGCGGCGAATCATCAATGTATCGGTAACTGTCGAATGTGTACGGTGCTAGGCGCATGTCCTGCTGATACTCTAACTTGCGAAGATTGCGGCGAAGAAATCGAACCGGGCGAAGAAATCGAGATAGAAGTCGAAACGTATGAACGCGGCAGACGCGGTACGAAAATAATCACTGTTTGCGCTCGCTGTTATGAGTCGCTTTATCAAGGTGGATCGGATAATTTTTAAACAAAACAATAAAACCTTACGGTGTATAGGTAACTGTATATGAATATGGGTACAAATAATAACTCAAAAGGTAGTGAAATTGGTTTTTGCGGGCTTCTTACTATTGTTTTCATTGTATTGAAACTCACAAATTGTATTAATTGGTCTTGGTGGTGGGTAACGTCTCCCTTATGGATTCCCATAGCTATTTTGATAACTGTAATTATTCTCGTTTCCATACTGAAAGCAATATTTAAATAACCAAACAGCACGATTATGACACATTGGAAAACTCAATTCAATTATGACTATCTAGGCGCTTACAGCCTACCGGACGGAAAAGATATAGTTCTCACCATCCGTGAAACGAAAAGAGAACAGGTAGTCGGTGCGTCTGGAAAGAAAGAAGAATGCTTCGTTGCTTACTTCTTCGAGAATGTAAAACCGATGATCCTCAACCGGACGAACTGCAAAACTATGACGAAGATTTTCAAAACACCGAATTTCGAAGAATGGATAAACAAGCAAATTCAGATTGGCGCGGTGATGGTAGACGCTTTCGGCGAAAAGGTTGATTCGCTCCGTATTCGTCCATTCATCCCGAAAATTGAAAACTCATTGCCTACGGTTGAAACTGGATCGGCGATCTGGAAAAACATTCTAGACGCATTGGCGGGCGGCTATACAGTTGCGCAAGTCCAAATGAAATACAAACTAACAAAAGAACAAATCAAAGAATTAGTAGCACATGAAATCAAGTGAACAAAAGGAATTTGAATGGAAAGAAAAGAGATGTGGCAAAATAACAGCCTCTACGCTTCCCGATTTGATGAAAGCGGGCAAAGGATGTCCGTTCGGTAAAGCCGCGTTGGATGCGATGTATTTAGTACGATACGAGCGTAGGACCGGGATGATGCGAGAAAACGGAAGTGCAAAGGCTTTTGATTGGGGGCACGACAACGAACCGTTAGCGGTTGAGTGGGTACGGAGTCAATTAATGAACGAGATCAAGTCGTGTACAACCGATTTTTACGACATTGTTTTCAATGAACCGTTTGAAGGGTTCGGAGATTCACCCGATTTCTATGTGTATGGATTCGACGGGAAAGTTATCGCTCTAGGCGAAATCAAATGCCCGATGTCGCAGGGTAAAATCGAATCTTTGCAATTCGGGAATACCATCGACGAAAAGGACGAATATTATTGGCAGTTCCTCGGTCATTTTCTCGGTCGCCCGGACGTAGACAAATTGTATTATGTCATTTATGACGGCTATGTAAATGAAGGTCGAATACTTGAAATGAATCGCGCCGATCATGTGGAGAATATAAAGAAACTCTATGACCGTATCCGGTTAGCTAGTGAAATGATAGACGAATCTATTCGTTCCGGTCTGGATTTACTTGATTGTGTCGATAAGGCAAAATCGGTCCTAGAATTAAAGATACAGATCGAAACGTTAAAGCCGGATGCGAAAAACAGCGTACCGATCAAAAATCAGATTTATAAGCTACGGAAAGAAATACGCAAACTGACAAAGAAATAACCGTCACAACACTAACACAACACGATTAATCACATTTTTTATAAACGCTTTAATAAACACGAAATTATGCACAATTGGTTTTTAACAAAAATCCGTTACGAGAAAGTAATGGAAAACGGAATGCAAAAGAAAGTAACAGAACCGTATTTAGTAGATGCGCTAAGTTTTACTGAAGCAGAAGCGCGAATAACCGAAGAAATGACTCCGTTTATCTCCGGTGAGTTTACAGTGTCCGATATTTCCCGCGCACATTATAGCGAGATATTTACGAGCGAAGAAGATTCTTCCGATAAATGGTATGCCGGACGACTCGCTTTTATTACGGAGGACGAAGTAAGCGGCAAAGAAAAGCGGACTTATACGAATGTTCTGGTACAAGCCGCAGACATTCACGACGCAATGAAGAAACTCGACGAAGGTATGAAAGGAACGATGGCGGATTATTCTTCGATTTCGTTGAAAGAAACGGCGATTGTAGATGTCTACCCATATGGAGTAAAGGAGGGAGAAAGTAAATGAGAAAGATTCTGTTTGTTTTAATGGCTCTTTGCCTGTTCTCGTGTGATCGGAATGGATTAAATAACCATTTGGTTAAAGACGCCAAAGGCAATGTCTATTTTTTAAGAAGTATTTCGGGCAATGGATACCATGTATACAAATGTGATTCCCTTGCGGCTGATTCTCTTAAATTCTAATAATAAGCCGGGTGAAAGTCCCGGCAAATCGGATAAGTGGCGGAATTGGTAAACGCTCCACCCTAGTGCGTGGAATTGGTTCCGATCGTGACGGACGTTCGCAAGCGGTCTGCGACAAATCTCGGTTCAAATCCGAGCTTATCCACATTCATAAACCAAAATAAAGACATGGCAAAGTATAACAATGTAAAGATAGAGGGATACGACTCTAAAAAGGAGTATCGGCGCGCTAAGGAGTTGAAACTACTCGAAAAGAAGGGGATTATAACCGGATTGCAAGAGCAAGTAAAATACGAGCTTATTTCGCCCCAATATCGTTTCTATGAAGTGCAGGGAGTGCGGAAGATGCTGCGTAAAAAGGAACTTCTAGAACGAGGCGTTTACTATATCGCAGACTTCGTTTATTATCGAGATGGCGAGTATGTCGTTGAGGATACGAAAGGAGTTCGAACAAAGGAGTATATAATCAAACGGAAGCTCATGCTTTACGTTCATGGAATCAGAATAAAGGAGGTATAAAATGGCGAAGAAAACAACACAGGTACACAAAAGCGATTGCCGGACGTGTCGGAACGGCGGAGAAGAAAAGAACTTTATTTGTTATTGCTCCGTCCTTAAAGTGGGGCGGTCCATAGGGATAAGGATTTGTAGTTATTATGTAGCGCGATAGACTTTATAAGTGTGATGAATATAGACGGATATACGCTAACTGAGAAGATGAGAAAAGCGAGACGACGTTTCAGATTTACCGCCACCGAACAAGCCCTATTTTACGAACTAGTGGCTATTTGTAACGGCGAAGATTGGAGGGACGTTTTCGATTGCTCGAACATTGAACTTTGTTTTGCGCTTAACGTGAACGAGAGAACACTTGTAAAAGCTCGCGAGTCTTTGATAAACGCAGGATTGATTTATTATAAATCTGGTAAAAGTAGACGTGTTGTTAGTTCCTATTCTTTTGTGAAGGAGTTTAAAACTACCGTAATGACTACCGTAAATAATACGGTAGATAATACGCCCGATAAACCAACCGATAAGAGGGGAGATAAGACAACCAATAGTACTACCAATAGTACGGACTATAATAAACTAAAACAGAAACCAAACGAAAATATACTCTCTAAAGTCTCTCATGGAGATTTTGATTTTATATCTAACGAGTTTTTAGAGACGTTTATTCTTTGGCTTGAATACAAAAAAGACAGACGGGAAAATTACAAATCGGAAAAGTCGCTTAAAGCGTGTTACAGCAAATTAGTGAAATTGAGCAAAGATAATCCGGCGATTGCATCTCAAATCATAAATGAAGCGATTGCAAATAATTGGGCGGGATTCTTTGAACTGAAAAACAATAAAAATGAATATGGAAACAAGAAGCAAACAAACTCTACCGATAGCGGCGATACTATCATACGGACTACCGTATTATGATGAGCCGATAGAAATAGGGAAACGCCCGGAATGGTTTAAAGCGTGTTGTAAGTACGTTTGTCCCGGTTTTAAGATTGACGACTCCAATAAGAACCTAATGAATCAACTCTTTTTGTATACAGAAGGACGTGGTAAATTAGATACAAACAAAGGGCTATTGTTGAGGGGTGACATTGGGACCGGGAAAAGTACTATCATGCAGATTTTAAACCGATACGGGTATTTCACACGTGGCAAAGCGAAGGGCGGTTATCCAGTCGGTGGTTTTAGGATAGACTCGGCTTCCTTCATTGCGAATAGCTTTTCAATGCGTGGAAAGGATGCGCTAGAGTTGTACACGTACAACAACGGTGCGCCGCGAATGATTTGTTTCGATGAACTAGGACGAGAACCAATCCCGGCGAAGTATTTCGGCACTGAGTTGAACGTGATGCAGTATATTTTTCAATGTCGGTACGAGTTGAGACATGAAGCGATGACCCATGTAACGACAAATCTAACGATCAAGGAAATACAGACTATTTACGGCGCGTATATCGCGGACCGAATAAACGAGATGTTCAACGTTTTGGACTTGAACGGAGCTAGTAGAAGATAATTAAAACAATGAAACTATGCGAAGAAGAAAAAAGAAATTCGTCTATTTCAAGAAAATTCCGGTTCGCGTTGATCTGGACCAATGGCGGCGACTGGACAAGATCAAAACCGACTACCATTTCAAGAGTACATACGAGATCATGCAGTACATTTTAGGCTGCTTTCTCCGGGTTGCTGATCCGAAGCCCGACGATGACGAAGAAGAAGTATTACCGGACGAAATCAAAGAAATGTTCTATGATCTATCAGAAGCAGAACGACATTTCGAGTATGTAAAACCAAAACGGAAACTACCACAGTACAAGGTGGACGAAATGCACGGACAAAAACGATTAGAAGGATTTTAATATGATTAGAAAACTATCAAACACAAACTATTTGCACGACGTTCCCGCAGAGCGGACCGAAGCAAATGAACGGAATCGGAAGTATATCGACCGATTTGTTTCAGAGAATTATAACGGCTTAGTTGCCAAGTTTTCACCTTTAGACGGCACGATAAATTCAAGCTCATACGGAGCACTCGACAAACTAAACGAAACGATCCTGTCACTTTACACTGATCCAGATTTGCACTTTTCAAGTTGGATCGAAGCGAAACAGTATCTATCGAGTAAGTTTACAGAAAAGGCGATCCGAGTTCCGGTGAAGAAGCCTGTAAAAAACGAGATAGGGGAAAATGAGGATGAGTTTATCAATGACTAAAAAAGAAAAAATAATGAACTTCTTATATGTGCGGAAGAATATTTATTTTCCATTTATTTTGAGTATTTGTTTCAATTCTTCAATTGTTAAAATATATTTTTTATCTCTATGGATCATACAATGACAATTGGGGCATACAGGAACTAAATCTGTAATTGGATTTACGGATTGTTCACCAATTTGGGAGAGTGGATTTATATGATGTACATGGATAAATTGACGTCCAATTTCTCCATATGTTTCAAAGAAGTTAAATCCGCATACAAAACATGAATATCCATGAATATTCAAAGCTTGTTGCCGTAATTTGGCGTCTCTCTCATAACGTGTGGACTGGAAATATAGTTTTCTTCCTTCTATATTTGAATAGTTGGGTGGTAAGAATAGATAATCATCATTTATTTCATTAACAAAAGATATAATGTAATATGTGTCGGATATTTTCTTGAATTGTAATGACGGGTAGTCTAAATCATTTTTGTTGTTGTAATTTGGATATAGTTGCTTAAAGATATTTCCTAAATCTGAATTCCAAAATATCTGTGATCTCTGGAATCTTGTTTTATCTATAACAATATATGATTCATATTCTACCCCTTTATAATTTAAAATGATATGTAGTTTCTCTCCGGATGATAAGTTATTGATATTCCAATAATTTCTGGTTGCTTTAGGAATACCAGAGCCATTGTATTTAAAGAAACTCCAATCAGCTTTCTTAATGATTGTCATTTCATTGATTATCTCCCAAGAATTGAAAACTTGATTTTTCATTGTTTAATATCATATTTTTTGAATTTACAAATATATAAATATAAAATAAATATCATGGCAGTATTTGAAGAAATAGTATACTGGAGTATAGTGCGATGTATGCGCTAAGGTATATATGAACGAAGATTCCGGCTTTACACTTTTTACTGATACAAACTCAATAAGTAAGGGATAAAATGGAGTGAAGATTCTTAAGGATTATCAACAAATCAACAATCAAGGTAGAGAAACAAGTATTGGTTTATTGGTTCTATCAACTTTAAACAGATATGGATATTGATTTATTCGAGCTGAAATTTGCCCGCCTTTAATAGGAGATAAATCCCTTTTCTTATACAATTGGTCTTTGTTGATTATATCTGCTATATCCCGACAACTTAGTGGAGTACCCGCTTTTTTTAATACTTGAATAATGGCATCATGTAAATTCATGGTAACTAATTTTATTTTTAGCAAAAATAGGTAATTAATATAAGAAGAAAAAATTATGGCAAAAATTTATGTAGCAAGTAGTTGGAGAAATGTATTTCAACAGGACGTTGTAGATATTCTCCGTGATTTAGGACATGAGGTTTACGATTTTAAGAATCCCCCTCATGGTAATGGTGGCTTCCAATGGTCTGATATAGATCCTAACTGGCAGAACTGGACAACAGAACAATATCGTGAAGCTCTTAATCATCCGATTGCACAAAAAGGATTTGATTCGGATTTTAACGGTATGAAGTGGGCGGATGTCTGTGTTATGGTTCTTCCTTGTGGTCGATCGGCGAACACAGAAGCCGGATGGATGAAAGGTACAGGTAAAAGGGTAATGGTATATTCTCCGAAAAAGGAAGAACCGGAACTTATGTATAAGATATACGATTTTGTGAGTGATAGCATATTTCGTATCAATGATGAGATAATTGGAGTATAACAATAAAGAAATGAATCAAGTACAGAATGAACCAAAGTACTACTATTCGCCTCGCTTCCGACACTTCAATATTTATCAAAGAGAGTCGGACGGATCAGCGACGAAGATTGACGATGCGATAACACAAGAAGAAGCGAGACGTAAAGTATATAAATTAAACGGGTGGAATTACAAACCTAAAAATAACACGGTGAAATGAGTAAAGTAAAGCAGTATATCGAACAAGCCACAAACGAGCGCATTCGCTCGCGTGGCTTAATCCGAAAAGTCGCAATCGAAGCGGCACGGATACAGAGAGACGAAACGAGGCGGCAAGCTATCGAAGTGTATAAACAAATGTGCCCGTCAAAGAATTGCAAAGGTTGTGCGAGTCGGATACATAAGCAGGAGACGCAATCGACTCGATGCGATGGAGATTGCGCACGGATTAGGTTACTTATTAACGGACTAGACCGGATCGAAGCGCTATGAGTAGAAACCCGCATTACATTAAGATGATTAACTCGGTTCGATGGAAACAGCTTCGAGCCGAGAAGCTACGAAACAATCCGATTTGTGAAGTGTGCGAGGCGAACGATCTAAGCACACTCGCAACGGAAGTGCATCACAAGACACCTGTTGAATCCGTACCGCATGAACTCGGAATGAGGCAGCTAATGTTTGATTATAACAATTTGCAGAGCCTTTGCCATGCGTGCCACTCCGAGATACATCGGTGTGCTTTTAGTCATTCGAAAGAGGCGATTCAGTCGAATAATCGGAGGGCGACGGAACGGTTTGTCGATAAGTTTTTGAAATAAATCGGACTATTTTTATATCAAATGTAGAAGATTCTTGTATTTAACCAGTATTATTTACAAGAATCTTTTTTATATTTGTAGTATTATTAAATTTAATATTATGGTAGCAACAAAAATAAAAGAAGCAGGGCAAACAGGTGTTAATGAAAAAAAGAAGTGTGGAATAATAATGCCTATTGCGGAAACTCTTGGTTATGCACAAGGACACTGGAAAGACGTGTATAAAATCTTATCCGAAGCAATAGACAAGACGGAATTTGCTTCACAATTAGTTAGTGATGATGATGCAATCGGGTTAATTCATGATAGAATTGTTACTAATATTTATAATAATGATATTGTAATTTGTGATGTTAGTTCTAAGAATCCAAATGTAATGTTTGAGCTGGGTATGAGACTTGCATTTGATAAACCTACTATTATAATAAAAGACGAAAAAACCGATTACTCTTTTGACACTGGCGTAATAGAACATTTACAATATCCTTCTTCATTAAGATTTCACGATATTAAAGAGTTTCAAACTACTTTGACTGAACGTTTAAAGGCTACTTATGAACGCTCTCAAACTGAATCAGATTATTCTCCATTTTTGAAAAGTTTTGGTAGAACGTTAAAGGCGTCCTCTATAAAGCCTAATGAAATAACAGAAGGGAATTACATATTAGATGAACTTGCAAAAATCAATAGAGAGTTGTTAGCATTGCGGAAACTGTATACGGCTTCACCGAATTTACATTATGATGATATAATAAAGATATCTTCTGATAAATATGATAGGCAATGCTTAGACGAAGTAAATAAAATATTTAAATTTATTCAATTATCCAATGGTAAGGACTCTGAAACTGTAAAGTAGAACCAACTTTATTTATATTTTGTATCTCCGCCTTATCTCGTAAAGAGGGGGCGGTTTTTTATTTTTTAACGCTATACGTGAAACCCACCTCACCCTGTTTTTACACGCGCGAGCAATTTTTGAAATGAGGGGGTGCTCATTGGGGGTGAGCTTTTCTTCTCGAACTTCCGCGCTACCAAATACTTGCGATCTTTTCATATATGCAAAAACGCATATAAAAATGAGTGATTTAGACGATATAAAAGAAAAGATTCGCGCCGCGATGAACTCACAAGGAACATACACATCTGATTTGGATTTGTGTATAACTCTTTGTGCAGGTTCTTACATTGCGTTTAAGATCGCTCTCAATGACATAGCAAAGAAGAAACGTTCGTTTGTTACGGAAGTTTCTCGCGAAGGAAATAAGAAGCTCGTGGCGCATCCGGCTTTCAAAGTTTTATTTGATGCGCTCGAAGTTACTCGCAAACAGTTGCGGGAACTTGGCTTGACACTACAAACTTTGTCCGCGTCTGACGATGACGAGGTGAACGACTTAATAAACGAGGTAGATAAGATAGATCGCGATGGAGAAGGAGACTAGAGATAAACTGATTACATTAAAGCAGTCGGTTATCTCCGATTTGCATAATATCGACGTTGATTCATATAAGCTAGGTAAGGCGGACGAAAGATTAAACGTGTATATAAAGGGCTGCATTATTAACCCAAACGCACACAATCTTTATGAGTTACTAGCCGTTCGTCGCTTCTTTTCATTCCTTAGTAAATACGAATTTCGCATCAAGGAAGTTAAGAAGTTCGTCACGTTTTACGAGCGTTTGAAGTTCTCCGGCACAAAGGGAAAGACTAGATACAAACTGACTCCGATACAGGTGTTTCAGTTCTCTAACATTCTTGCGTTTTACAAGCCCGGCACAAACAAACGTTTGATTCGTGAAGCTCTTTTATTCGTCCCGCGTAAATTCAGTAAGACAACAAGCGTAGCGAGTCTTTCGATTAACGATTTGTTGTTCGGTGATGCGAACGCACAAACATATGTAGCCGCAAACTCATACAATCAAGCGAAAGTCTGTTTTGACGAAATACGTAATATTTTAAAGTCTCTCGATCCGAAGTTTAGACACTTCAAAATTAATCGAGAAATCATATATAACCGCATAAAGGGAAAAACCTCTTTTGCCCGTTGCCTTGCCTCTAACCCGGATAAATTAGACGGACTTAACGCAAGCATGGTAATAGTAGACGAGTATTCACAAGCCGATAGCGCCGCGTTGAAGAATGTATTAACTTCCTCAATGGGCGCACGGCTCAACCCTTTAACCGTAGTTATTACGACCGCCTCTGACAAAGAGACAGCGCCGTTTGTGGAGATGCTGAAAATGTATAAAGCGATCCTACGCGGTGAGATCGAAAATGATTCGATATTTGCGCACATTTTTGAACCGGATATAGACGACGAAGAAGGGGACCCGGCGACATGGCGAAAGGTTCAGCCACACATGGGTATAACTGTTTATGAGGATTTTTATATAGACGCCTATCAAAAGGCTTTATACAGTGCGCCGGACGCATTGGAGTTTCGGACGAAGTTACTTAATGTGTTTGCAGTTGATTCGACAACGAAATGGATCGAGGCGAAGCAGATCGAAGAACGATTCAAAGGTATTAGCATAGAGAATATCGGTACTTATCCGCTTACGATGGCGGCGGTTGATTTATCCGTTCGAGACGACTTTTCTACGGTTACCTATAATATCTATTCGAAAGAAGGCGGCTCTTTTCATTCGCATACGGATTACTATTTTCCGAAAGGAGCTTTAAAGGATCATCCGAATCGGGAACTCTACGAAGGTTGGGCGGAAGCAGGGTATTTGATTCTTTGTGATGGCGATATTATCGACTATCAGCAAATAGTAAACGATATATTATCACGGGCGAAGTATTTGCAAATTATGGGTATTGGTTATGACCCTTATAAATCGGCTGAATTTGTGAATCTACTTTCTTATTCGGTCGGTAGTGCAAGCGAATATATTAAGCCTGTCAAACAGACATACGGGACGTTTACGAGTCCGATAGAATCGTTTGAACTTGCCTTATATCGAAATAAACTCACATTCGATCCGAACCCTATTACGCCGTACTGCTTCTCAAATGCAGTGTTAGACGAAGATAGGAATATGAATAAAAAGCCAGTCAAGAAAACGCATAACGCAAAAATTGATTCGACGATAACAAACCTAATGACATTTCATTTATTCAATAATTACACCGAGTAACACGATAAGACTATGGCATTTGAACTTAATTTAAGAATAGGACGCAACAGAGAGGAAAAACGATCTCTACCGTCCGAAGAGGAAAAAATAGTAGAAGTTAGAGATAAAACAGCTAGGGAACAACCTGTTTCGGTAAAGTCTCCCGAACAGGCTATGCGGTTATCGACCGCGTTTAGATGTACTGATATTCTTTCTGGTACTATTGCTTCTCTGCCGCTATATATCAAACGTAAAGAAGATGCCGGAAACTACAAGGTAGATACCGAAAACGAGTTGCATTATCTGCTGACTAAAAAACCGAATAAGCGCATGAATAGTTACGACTTAATATGTAATGCAATTATTCAAATGGTTAATCGTGGTAATTCATATATTTTCATCAAGAGAATGTTCGGAGATACGGCAGAATTAATACTTTGCTCAAATAACTCTGTTACATACGATATATACAGGGACGAATATACTATTTGTGATGTAATAAATAAGATATATGGTACTTATCCGGCTGAAAGTATTATCCATCTGAAAAATAAGAGTCTCGATGGTGGGTATACAGGTGTTAGCACGATCACGTATGCAAGCACGGTTCTTTCGGTTTCTGCTAGTGCTGATAATCAGAGTTTGCGTACTTTTCAGAATGGGAGTAAGATTAAAGGTATTATTTCTGGTGTCAAAGGTGGGGGAAAGGGACTTTCTTCTGTTGGCGATAAACAGACTTCCGACGTAGCGGACCGAGTGGAAAAAGACTTTAATAACGGGAGGGATATAACTTCCGTGAGCGAGGACATGACTTTTACACAACTTTCAATAACTCCGGCTGACGCTCAGCTACTAGAAACTAAAAAGTTTTCCGTATTCGATATTTGCCGTTTTTATGGTGTTCATCCAGACAAGGTGTTTGCCGGACAATCTACTAATTACAAGGCTTCTGAAATGAGTCAAGTTGCTTTCTTGTCTGACACGCTCGATCCTATATTGTGTCGTATTGAGGCTGAATTTAATGCAAAGTTGATACCTAGAACTGTCTCTGGTATTTATAAAATAGAATTTGACCGTAAAGCCTTGTATAAAACAGATATAGCCACACAAACGGCTTGTATGGAGAAGGAGATACAATACGGCGTGTCAACGGTGAACGAATGGCGTGTATGCCGTGAAGATAAAGCGCCTATAAATGGCGGTGACATTGCGTTTATGTCCTGTAATGTTGCTCCGATTGACTCTCCTAAGATTAAAGGTGAGATTAGTAGCGAAAAAGACGAGCTACCAAAAACAAACGAAAAAAGCATAGAGTAAAAAGCAATGGAAATAAGGAGTTTTACAGAGCTAGGCGCACCCAAATTATCGGAGGGTAGAATTATTGAGGGGTACGCTGTTGTTTTTGGAAAAGAAAGTCGTGTGATGTATGACGAGGAAAGGAAACGCTTTTTTATTGAGGTTATCGAACATGGTGCAGCAACCGAAGAACTTATAACCCGATGCGATATAAAGGCGGTACTAGAACACGATAAACGTAGGCTTTTGGCTAGATGCCGTTACGGTTCCGGATCACTCGAATTAAATTTTGATGAATATGGCTTGAAATACCGATTCGAGGCTCCATGTACTAGCGATGGGAATTTTGCTTATGAAATGATAAAACGGGGAGACATATTCGGATCGTCTTTCGCTTATTACACTGATGATAAGGATAAAAGTAAAGTTTCATATACAATGAAAGATGGGATGCTGTTGCGTACAGTGCATAAGATTGATTATATATCTGATATTTCCCCTGTTTCAGACCCTGCCTTTTTTGGTACAGATGTAACAGTTAGAAGCCTTGAAAATATAGAACAGCTTCTTAATGGTGACACAAATAGTGATTATTTATCCGAAATAGAAAACTTAGAAAAATTTATTTGACATGACAAAACTAGAAGAAGTAGCTCTGCTTAAAGAGCAAATGAGAAATCTGTTATCACAAGCAAAAACAGAAAAAAGAAGTCTGACAGACGAAGAGCAGACTAAATTCAACGAGTTAATGACTCGTAAAAATCAGATCGTTATTGACGAGACTCTTAGAAGTCTGGAAAGTAGCAAATCTGCAATTTTGCCGGAAAACAAAAGAGCTATCTTTGCAAAGGCTTTATATGACGTTTGTAATCATCGTTCTTTGGAAGAATACGGGAATTTTGCTGATGCAAAGGGACTTAATTTCTCTATGCGTGCGGAGGGTGATCCTGTGAGAACAAGTTCAACCGATGCCGCTCCGATGATCCCGACAACAATCGGCGATATTATCGAACCGCTTGAAAAGGGGCTTATTGTTAATAAGTTGGGTATTAAGATGCAATACGGTTTGATTGGCGAATTGATGTTTCCGACATTGGCGGCTGTAGAAGCTACAATTGAAGGCGAGAACACCAAAATAAATCCGACAAAACTGGATATTGGTAATTTAAAGGCGCATCCGTGGCGTTTGGGTATTTCTATCCCATTGTCTAACGACGCAATTGATCAGACAAACGATGCTTTGTTTGATGTCACCGTTAAACAATTGTCTTTGTCAACTGCTCGTACATTGAATAAGATTATGTTTGCCGGAGAAAAGCAGGGACTTGCCTCAAAAGGTGTGTTTGTGAAAGATTCTCCAACAGTGGAGTATGAAGTTGCTCTCACATTCGAGGACGTTGTAGCGCTAGAAACCGCAGTAATGGATGAAAACGTAGATGTTACTGACGGAACGGCAGCATATATTTGCAGTCCGAAAATGTGCGGTAAATTAAAAACTACACGTATTGAAAAAGGTTCTCCCGAAATGGTTCTTAAAGACGGGATGATGAATGGCTATCCGGTGTACATGACTAATTACATGGGTGCGGATGAACTCGGCTTCGGTGTCTTTTCGAACGTTGGTATCGGTCAATGGGGAAAAATTCGAATGACTATTGACGATGTGACTCTAGCAGACACTAACGAAACGAAGTTTACGCTAAACTCAAAGTATGATATTGTTGTAGCTCGCCCAGAGGCATTCGCAATCGCGAAGAAGAAAGCGGTTGCAAAAGCTGCAAAAGCATAACACACTACTAACTACTTAAAAACGAAAAGGCTTTGGCTTCATAGCCTTAGCCTTTTTTCATACTTATAATTATGCCACAATACGTAACACTCGAAGAACTCAAACAGCATTTAAATGTCGATTTTGATACGGACGATACATATATAACCGAACTTATTGAACCCGTTCAACTTGCAATAGAGGCGTATTTAAACGCTCCGTTGGAAGGTTTTGCAAAGGAGGGGAAAATTGATCGTCGTATTTGGCACGCAATCCGCATACTTATTGCGAACTATTATGCTAATCGTGAATCGGTTACATTTGCCACACCACAAGTAATATCGGGACACGTAGAACTATTACTGCAACCTTTAAAAAGATACACATAATGCAAGCGGGATTATTAAACGAAATGATAGGCTTTTATCGTAGTGAATCAATCCGGGATAGCCTCGGCGGTACATCTGAAAGTTGGGTGAAAGTATTCGATAAGCGTGCGTATATCCGTTTTAAGTCTGGTGCACGAAAGGAGGCTAACGGCGAAATCTATAATACGACCGTAAACACGATAATGATTCGCATTTGTAAAGAGGTCAACGCTAAAATGCGGATCGAATACGACGGGCAGAAATATAAGATTCTATCTATCAATCACGACCGGAAGCAGCAAGCGACGGTTATAGAAGCAGAAGTAATCAATGAGTAATGACAATTACACCGGGCGGAATTTGTATCGCGTTGAAGTGGACGCGGTAAAAGTGAACGAACTACTGAAAAGACTGAACGACGACGAAGCAAGGAAAGCTATAAAATCCGCTCTTAGAAAGTCGATTCTTATCATTCGCAAACAGGCGCAGGAAAATTTAGTCTATGCTGTTAATGGCGCCGAATTTGGGAGTACTAAGAATGGCGTGTCTTTCAAACCACTAAAGAATGAAATAAAAATAGCGGTCTATCGCAATGCTTCCGGTGCACGGGTTAGCCTGATTGATAAACGCAAAAAGGGATCACGCGCTTTTATGCTTCCTTTTTTTGAATCTGGAACAATAGAACGAACAGCATACGAAAAAAGCGCTACCCATAAACCCGCAAACAGGGGTAGTATAAAGGCTTCTCACTTCTTTTCTAATGCGGTCAAATCGAAGCAGAAGGAGGCGGAGAGTTCACTAGAGAAAAATATAATTGATTCTATAATGAAAGTAGTAAATAAAAAGAAATGAGTTTATCAATAGGCGCACACGTATATAAGAAACTAAGCGATTCTACGGAGTTGGCAAAGTTGGTTACTGATAAAATCTATGCGATCTCAACCAAAACGGAGACATCTTTTCCGTTCGTAATCTACAAACGTAGTTCTCTAGTTCCAGAGTACACCAAAGATCGTTACGGGACCGGGAATGCTGTTTCGGTTGAGGTCGTTGTAGCTAGCGACAATTATCTGAACTCTATTACTATCGCGGAGGAAGTGCGCAAGGCATTAGAGAATAAGCGAGGAAGCTACGACAGTTTCGATGTGATCGACGCAAAGTTAATGAGTGCGGACGAAGATTTTATTGAAGATACTTTCATTCAACGTCTCGTATTTTCTTTTAAAACAGAATAACTAACAAATAAAACACGATTAAAATTATGAGTAAAGCAAAAGCAGTATTAGGAAAAGACCTAATGTTATTTGTAGAGGCTAAGGCGCTAGCTTTGGCGACTTCCTGCAAATTAGGTTTGTCGGCTGAAACTATCGACACGCAAAGTAAGGACTCCGGCATTTGGACGGAAAAGGACATTAAAAAACTGTCTTGGAACGCTTCGAGTGATAACTTGTTTAGTGCTGACGCTGACGCGAATAGCTACGACAAGTTGTTTGCCTTGTTTATTGAACATAAACCTATTACGTTGAATTTTGGCGTTATAGCTAATGCGAATGAAAACGAAATGCCCACTGCGGGGTGGACGCTTTCACCCGGTTCCTATACTGGAAAGGCTGTAATAACTTCTTTAGAAGCGAACGCGCCGGATGGAGATAAAGCGACTTTTTCAATTAGCTTTGAAGGTACGGGACCGCTTAAAAAAGAAACTGCCGTATCCGCTAGTAAGTAATCATGGGCGGCAAAACGCCGCCCTCTAAACGACTATTCAATGAAAACAATATCAATTAACGGAAAGGACTTCGTCTTAAAATACTCGCTTCGGGCATTTTTTATCTTTGAAAATCTATCCGGCTATCCGTTCCAATTCGGTAAAATGATAGACGAATTTCTTTTGTTTTATTCGTTCCTACTTGCAAATAACGAATCGTTCACAATGGAATTTGACGAGTTTATAGATTCGTGCGAAAGCGATCTGACATTATTCAATCAGTTTAAGACGCTTCTTTTGGACGAGATTAAACTACGTTCGCAGTCGGCAGGAAATGACGTAAAAAAAAAGAAGGTGACGACGCGGAAGAAAAAGCAGTAAGTATCCGCGAACTCTATTCGCGTGTTGTCGGAGAGGGCGGTATCGCTCCTGATTACTTCCTCGATAAAATGAGCTTTATCGAGGTCGAATCGTTTCTAGACGGATTGAATCGACGCAATCGCGAGTCATGGGAGCAAACTAGATTGCTAGGTTACATTATAGCACAATCGAATAGCACAAAGACGCTAAAGCAAACCGACATACTCCGCTTCCCGTGGGATGAAGAAGAGAAGAAAGATACTAGCGTAACTAACGAGGATATGAAACGGCTTAGAGCTAAAGCGAAAGCATTAGAATCACAATTAAACACGAATAAAGATGTCTGATATAGTAACAAGATTATTGCTTAAAACAAATGACTTTGACGCGAATCTAAATAAGTCGAAGAAGAATGTAAACGGGTTTCAAAGCGACATCGCTAAAATGTCCGGCGTTGCAGTATCGGGAGTTATGAAGTTTGCCGGAGTTCTCGGTATTGCTGTAACTGCTTCGGAAGGGTTCAATAAAGTAATGAATAGCAGTCAGACGCTAGGGGATGAATACGCCCGTACTATGGATGGCTTAAAAGGTGGTGTGGATCAATTTTTTTACTCTATCGGTAGTGGAGACTGGACACCGTTCATGAACGGATTATCCGAAACTATACGGCTAGCGCGGGAAGCATACAACGCGATGGATCAATTAGGAAATACTAAAATGTCATTTTCTTATTTCGACGCAAAGAACCAAGCAATAGTACAGGAGCAAATAACTATCTTAAAAGACAAGGACTCAACGGAAGAACAAAAGAAAGCAGCTAGGGAGCTATTAGACAAGACGTTGAAAGACCAAGAGGAAATCGTAGGGCAATACAAGCGAAGGAGTAATAATGCGGTACGGGCGATGGTAAAGGCTGCTATAGGGCTTGACGGTGTGGATGTTTCGGGGATAGACATAGATAAAGTGCTAAAATTAGACGTATCTTCAGCAGGTGATGAACAAAAGGCACAATTAGCAAAACAGTACAAAGACTTCGTAGATGAATACGACCGTTTGAAAGCCAAATTCACAACTTACGAAACTGTTGGTTCTGGGATGAATGTACACACAGTTGCGACTACAGACGCAAAAGCTTTAGGAGAGGCAATAAGCCCGATGTTGGCAAAGTATCAAGATGCAATACAATATAACGCGATTTTAGTAAAGAAGAGTGATGAATGGTTACAGAATTTGATCAATGTCTCGGCGGCGGCAGAGGCGGCAGGTCGAAACTTATCTAGTATGACTAAAGCAGCAAATCGCGCCTCTCAATCTGGTACAGGTGGAAATCCGCCTAAAGAAAAACCTAAAGAGGGTTCTATCGCTTGGTATGACTCCGAAATCTCTGATCTAAATAAGAAACTTATTGTTGAAACCGACATGCAAGCGCGTGCAACGATTCAAGCAACGATAAACGAGCTAGAACAAAAGAAGGTTAAACTCAAATTTGTAGTCGATCAGGAGGCGTCCAAAATTGCTCACGGCGAAATGAAAGACGGCGCCTTGCCGATTCCTATAAAGCCTACATACGATAAAGTTCCGACACATGGGAATACTGGAAAAGATTTTAAGTTACCTAAGCATGATCCACTCTTTAAAAAAGAAGATATAGACTTGAATCAAGAGTATGCCGAATCGCTTGCAAATATTAGTGGAGTCGTTGGGAGTATGTCGGGTCTATTCGATGATAATACGGCTTCCGTCCTGCAATGGGGAGTTAGTTTCCTGTCAACTGTCGGGCAAGCTATTCCGAAGATACTTGAAATGGCGGGTGCAAATGAGGTAGAAGCGGAAACGGCGCGTAAAAGTGCAATCGCGAATATGTCGGCAGCAGGGGGTGAGGTTTTAAAAGCTCACGCAGGAATCCCCTTTGTCGGTATTGCTCTAGGTTTGGCGGGTGTTGCTGCTATTATTGCCGCTATGTCAAGTATGCCGAAGTATGCAACGGGTGGTATTGTTCCGGGCACATCATTTACAGGCGATAAAGTTCCGGCTTTATTGAATAGCGGCGAAATGATATTGAACGGGTCGCAGCAAAGTAATCTGTTTCGTATGCTTAATTCGGGTTTATACGGTTCGCTATCGCAGAAAATAGCACCGAGTGGGAACGATGATATTCGTTTATATAGCGATGTTGAAATAAAAGGAGATCGCATATTTTTAGCATTACATAATCACATCAAGAAAACAGGTAAAAGACTATGGTAAACTACGGTACAATATACACACTTCCTTTCAAATCTCGAAAGGAAGTTTCTTATTTGATTGAGATACAAAAGGAAAACTATACGGGCGATTCTGTTGAGTTGGTCGGTAGTGGTAGTTCTCCTTTCTCTGTTTCGATTGAGGACGAAGATTTCTTGTATATTCCTACTCGATTCTCAAAAGCGGTGATTCGTGTTGTGGGTGGTGATTATTTGCAAAGTTTATATTCTACCGGGTATCAACAGTATAGGGTGAATTTTAAACGTGAAAATAACATTGTCTGGACGGGATTTGTAAAACCGGAACTTTATACGCAGGATTACACATCTACCAAATTCGAGCTAGAAATAGACTGCATTTCTGCAATGGGTACGCTAGAATATATCAATTATAAACAGGGTAGGAGTGATACTAGAAGTTTTATAAGCATCTGGGAGTTATTAAAAATGTTCATATCTGAGTCTCGCGGGTGTTATTCCTCCGTCTTTATTCCTCATGTGTACGCTAAAGATCAATCTAGTTATAATAAAGAATCAAACATATTAAAGGAGTTAACGATCAGCGAACAAAACTTCTTTGACGAGGACGACAAGGCGATGACATTAAAAGAGGTTTTAGAAGAAACTTGCAAGTTTTTGAATTGGACCTGTGTAGATTGGTTGGGAAATTTATATTTTGTTGATGTAGACCACAAAGGAACATATCACGAGTACAATCTTGATATGACATCTTTTACTCAGCAGTTCCCTAACCGATTCAAAGTTTCCGAGATTGGTTTTGCGGGTTCAGAGCACTTCCTTGATATTCTTCCCGGTTATAACAAAACGACAATAAAGTGTAGTAATTATTGTTACAATGATATTATATCGGAGGAAGAATTTAAGAAGTTGAGTACGTTTGCTGAAAGGAAAACCTATAATTATAAACAGTATTATGAAACAAGGCAGTATCTAAAGAGCAAGGTGTTTAAACTCCCACGCTATGAGAATCTCAATGATAATAAGCCTTATTGTAATTTAGTAGACGAGAGCGTAACCAATGTGTACATAGACGAACCTACACGATATTTTCTAGGCGGTTATTGTGCTAAGAGGTGCGAGTACGAAGTGAATGACGGCAAACCAAATATCTCTGATTATAATTGGGAATATCTTTATCAATTTAAATTAGTATCGGATTACAACTACACGTATCCGAGCACTGTTCCGCCCACAGGTGACGAACAAGAGGACCCAGATTGGAAGCCACCAATGATAACGGTTCCCAAACAATTAGGAACCGGATCGCCTCTATTGAAATTTAAAGATAATAAGCCAATTAAGTACTTTGATGGAGCTTTCGGTATCAGTATGTCATATAGTCATCCATTGAATGCTAGTAATATGACATCGTATGAGAAATATAATTCTGGTGGTGTCTTTGGCACGGAGATAGCATGTAGATTAATTGTAGGTGACTACTACTACACTAATAATGGTTGGGTTAAATCCACTACAAAACCGACGGGACTAGATTTGACTTTTGATTTGGACTTTAAATTAAAGAAGCCGGATGAATGGGTAAAAAACGAAAATACTAAAACTCTAAGTATGCCCTACGAAGGTTTGGTCGGATACGTGATCGAGATTCCGAACAATATTAATCTGTTCGGACAATTAGAATTTGAAATTTTAAAAAAGGTATGGCTCCCGGAAGGAGTGTCCGGATATGGCTTTTTCTTAAAAGATATAGAAATAGATTTTAAAAAGAAGGTCATAGATAATAATAACATCGAAGAGAATAATTCGGATCGGATTTATGAGAATGTAGTGAATGAAAGCTATATTAATCCTCTTGATGAAATAGAATTTAAAATATCAAGTTACAATAATGACGGAGCATGTTACAGTAAGGTAATGTTAGGGAGTGACTATTTAAGGGATAATCTTTATTCATCCATCGAAAACGCTTTAGTACGTCCAGAAGAACAACTAATAAGAAGGATAATTAACCAATACGGAGCTACCAAAATAAAGTTAACACAGGTATTAAAGAATAGTGAATCTATTACGCCTATATCTGTGATCTCAGACAATTATATGAATGGGAAAAACTTCATCGTTACAGGTGGTGAAATAGATTTTGCGGCAGAACAGTTCACTTGTAAAATGATACAAACTAATGGCTATACAAATAAAGAATAAGGCTATCCCTGCATTGCCACGATCAAAGAACTATCCCGTCGGAACTACTATATTTAATTCCGGCGGTGGTTCTCAATCTTCTTCTAGTTCCGGTCCTGTTTCCGATACGGGATTGACAAAAGAAATTCGTGTCAATGCGCCTCAGACCGGGCACATATCACCGGGCGCTATCTTTAAGCAGGGTACGGGGTATGAGCAAATATTTCGCAAAATGCTATATAAACCTGTTCCTGCTACACTTGTAGGCAAGCTGTCGACAGCAAACGATGTAGAATACGGATCGGCAAAGGGTATACTTACTTATACGGCAACACGCAACGATAACGGCGCTATGATTAAATCGTATTATGATGACAACGAAGAGAATGTACTAGAGTTCTCTTTGGAAGTCAATGCTGCACAAACAGCAATACGTCGTCTTACAGGGAATTATACGAAGGGAGAAACCTACACCGCTACGGCTATTTTTGCCGCGAGTGATGATTTGGACGAAATAACTTTGAATAGTAAGATTAGTGTTAATGTACTCCGTAAATGGTTTGCGGGTGTATGCAGCTCTATTCCTTCTAATTCATTGGAAGTTCGTTCGTTACTATCCAATGGCTTGTATAAGGGTGCAGGGATATATAAATTTCCTGTAGGACAGTGGAAAATGTTTGTGATCTGTATTCCGGCTGATACGATAAAAGAACTAACATTGACATCTTATCCGGGTAATTTTATAGAGGATACAGGCGTTTGTACTGGACCTTCCGAGATCAAGGTAGAAGGAGCAAACGGTAGTGAAGCGATTACATATAAGATGTGGGTTATAAAATCTGTTATGACAAATGACGCTGATACATTTACTTTTAAGACTATATGACAATGAATAAAGATAATTTAGTTAATGTCCTGTTATCCGGTTTAGCATCTTTAAATATACCGGGTGCTAGTCTGGCGATCCAATATCGGAGGACATCGGATCGTCCCATCGATGCAACTGATACTTGGAACAGTATGGAAGATGCGTTAAGATATGCACGTAACACAGATGCAGAGGCTTATGTACCCTATTTTGGTCAGGCAATATCGGTAAAAGGCGATAAGAGTTTATATCTTTTGGTTGAAGATGAAACGATCTCTAAAGAGGATGGCAGGAATCATTTTAAACTACACAAGGTATCTACGGAAGAAGTCGCGGATGCAAAGTATTTAAGTAAAGTTGTAGAAGATACTGCCGAAAAATTAATTCACTTTAAAGGTGGGATTGATGTTATAGGGACTTTGACAGCTTGTATCGCAAAGTTTTCCGGTGATATTTCCTCTGCTAATTATGCGTCTAAGTTGCTAGGATGGATAATCAAGGCTTCCGGTGATGCAGAGTTTAAATCGCTTCGTGTTAATGAATTTTTAGAGGCTGACGAACTAAGATATAACCGTGTGTCTGTTATAGCCGGGGAAGAATGGAACGCACCGGGCGGCGGTATAATAGAATCAGTAAATACGTCAAGTCAAACCATTACACTTAAACTGGAACCGGGCGAGTTGGCTAGCTTGGCAGTGGATGATATTTGTAAAGGCATATTTAACAACCAAACAGGATTCCAGACCGCCTATTTTCGTATTACCGAAAAACTGAGTAATTCGACCTTTAAATACGTGCTTAGAAGTGGCGCTTCTCGCCATCCTGCTAAGCTAATGCACTTCGTTGCGTATGGTAACTTCACGAATGCGGATCGTCAAAGGTCTAGCTATTCAACTCAAAGCTATTCCCGTTATCTTGTAGGCGTGAGCGATTGGGAAATAAAGGTAGGTATGATTGCTATGCAGCTAGGCGACTTGTCTAACTTAAAGCTATTCGGTCTTGATATGACCGGACACAGTGCGTATTTACGCAATATCTATATGTCTGGAACCATCAAACAACTTTCGCAAGATGGGGTTACAGAAGTGCCCGTAACGGCATTCAAAGGGGAATGGAAATCTGGAACATATTTCTATTATGACGAAGTTACACATAACGGGAGTACATATATATGTATTGAAGATAAAACCAATCAAGAACCAAGTGAAACCGCCACAGATTGGCTTAAGCATGTTTCTAAGGGCGATAAAGGAGACAAAGGCGATAAAGGTGCAACAGGTCCTAAAGGTGAAACAGGTCCTACCGGATCGCAGGGTATCCCCGGCACGTCTCAGTTCTTTCATGTGAAGTACTCCGCCAACTCGAACGGTAATCCGATGAGCGATACGCCTAATACTTATATCGGTACTGCGGTGACAACTAGCGCAACCGCTCCAACCGGGTACGCCTCATACAAGTGGGTGCAGTTGAAAGGATCGCAGGGACCCAAAGGAGATCAAGGAATCAAGGGACCGACGGGAGCGGACGGTAAGACTACCTATCTGCATATCAAATACTCGGATAACGGTACGACGTTCACCGCTAACGGTGGTGAAACTCCGGGTGCATACATCGGGCAATACACCGACTTCACGGCTACGGATAGCACGACGTTCTCCGCTTATACTTGGACGAAGGTGAAGGGTGACAAAGGTGACAAAGGCGACAAAGGGGATAAGGGAGAACAAGGAACACAAGGAGCAACAGGATTGCCCGGTGCTCTTATTCGTCCGCGTGGTGAATGGAAAGCGAGTACGGCATACGTGAATAATTCCCAATACCGGGATACGGTCATTTATAATGGAAATACTTATTCCTGTAAAACGAGTCATACATCTTCCAGTTCCTTCGACTCAACAAAATGGACTCTATTTAATGAGTTTATTAATGTCGCTACGCAGTTACTAGTAGCCCAAAACGCTACGATTGACATACTAGGTACATCCGGCTTGTTTGTTGGTAATCTGTCAAAGACGCAAGGATGGTTAATGAAAGGCGGATCGATTAAGCACAATGTTACGGGAGTAGAATTGACAGCAGAAGGAAAGTTCTCACTTCCTGCAACAGGTGCGATGTTGGTTGGTGGTAAAACGTTTATTACTAGTGGTAAAATCGTGACTGATTTTATTGACGTAGATAATTTAAAAGTTAAGAAGTTAGATGGAGCTACAGGTACATTTAAAGAATTACAAGCGGTTGACAATAACGGGAAAATACAGGGAAAAATAGCTTTTAATGTTTCCGGTTCTGGGGACAATGTTTCATCTTCGTTTAATATTAATTTTTCAAAAACATGGGTTTCGGGTGACTTATATCATCAAGGATATAATGCTACAGAAAAGCGATCATTTCGTTTTTATACATCAGATTTGTGGTGTAGGGGTGAATTTGGACACAGTAAAATGACAAAAATGGAGTATTATGGTTATGATACAGGTGAAATATACTTCCATGTATACGGAGTTGGAAATGCAGGAGTCAGACATGTATATCCGGTAGATAATGGACAACCTGTAGACTGTATCATATTATCCGGAAATACTAATTATATCGCTTGTGTCTGCGATGCTAGTACACAAAAAATGATAGTATTGATCAATAACTCAAGTTACACAAAAAGAATAAGTCTCAATTATGCTAGTCAAGCTAAAACTGAAATTTCTCCTTGGTCTTTTAAGATCTTTATAACAGGAGCTATGCAAAGCGGAGTAAATAATTTATTTGGTATGGGTTAATAACAAAATATAATGAAAATAGACTTTAGAAAAATCGAAGTAACAGATATCGAAGGGAATAAGAGTACTTTCGATATAAGTAAGGAGTTAGGTAATACTATCTACCAGAAAACCGCCGATCTGGGGGAATTGGAGTTAGCGCAGAGAATCTATAAAAATGGTGAGGTCGAATTGTCAACAGACGAAGCGGAACGCATCAAGGAATATGTGAGAACTAACTTTGTCGCAGTCGTGCAATTAGCGGTTAATGAAGCGCTTGCGAAAGAATGATTTAGCACAAAAAACATATTATAGAACTATATATTATTAATCACTTAAAAAAACAGAATTTACGAAAACAAAGTATTTAACAGAGAATTTGAGAACTACACAGGTCGAATCTACTGCAAAAGGCGGTGAGTATGAGTATCATGTTACTTACGTGTATAATGGAAAGAACCTACTCCGCATGTCATGTAACATCTATAAGGGTAATGCCGAGAATCAATCCTATTCAGGTTGTATGTCATTCGAAAATGGCAATAAGTCGATGAACTTTCCTGTGGATAGTGATATTATCCCGCATCTTACTATGGTTGAAAATATTTTGAAGGAAGTAAATGAGTCGTTGACTGCCGAATAGAGCTACCTAAAACAGACGAACAAGGCTACAAATAAAAGACATGGATGAATGGCTAAAAATCATAGGTGCATTAGGAGGATTAGAGGCGATCCGCTTTACTGTTACTTTTCTAGCAAATCGAAAAACGAACGCTCGAAAGGAAAAGGCTACGGCAGACTCGATGGAGTTGCAAAACTTGCTTTCTATCATTGATAATCTGAACAAGCAGATCGAGCGATACGACGAGCGATTAAAACAACGGGACGAAAAAGTAGACACGATTTATCGCGAATGGAGAACATCGCAAGCAGACTGTCAGAATTGGATGCGCAAATACTACGAACTTGAATTAGTCCTAAAGGATGCAGAACACAACCGATGTGACAGACCGGACAGTGAATGCAGCCGGAGAACTCCGCCGCGTAGACCGATAACTATTAACCAAAACAATAAGGAGACAACAGAATGAAACACTTCACAATTAAGGAGCTTTCTCACTCCGATATGGCATTAGCAAAAGGAATTGATAATTTCCCAACGGCGGAAGCTATCAGTAATTTAACAAAGCTAGTAGACAATGTACTCGACCCGCTACGCGAGAAATACGGTAAGCCGATCCGCGTTAGTTCCGGCTATCGTAGTGTAATTCTTAATCGTAGCGTTAACGGAGCTACATCAAGCCAACATCGACTAGGAGAAGCCGCCGATATAACAACCGGAAGTAAAGACGAGAACCGGAAGCTATTCGAAATAATCAAAAACGAATTGCTTTTCGATCAGTTGATAGACGAAAAGAACTTTTCGTGGGTACACGTATCTTTCAGAGAAGGACGTAATCGGAAGCAAGTATTAAAGCTATGAAACGGCTAATTTATATTACCATGTTGTTAACGTTAGCAACATGTTTTGTATCCTGCAGGACTCAATACGTTCCTGTTGAGACAGTTCGCACCGAATACAAAACGCGTGATAGCATCCGGTTTGATAGCGTCTATCAACGAGACAGTATTTATATGCTCGTGAAGGGTGATACGGTTTATCAATACAAATATAAGTATTTGTATCGCTACCTAACAATGAATCGTACTGACACGATTGTTAAAACCGATTCTATTCAAACTCCCTACCCGGTCGAAAAACAGTTAAGCCGATGGCAATCTATTAAAATGGAGTTGGGCGGGTGGGCGTTCGGAATTATAATCTTGTTTACTCTGATAATAATCGGTCAGATAATATTTAAATCTAAAAAATAATTAGTATATTTGTGCATGGACGTGGGTGTCCATTGCATCATCTCTCTACGGAAAGTTGCTAGTTTTCGAAATCGAGAGGTAATACGTTATTTATTCCAAAAGAATGAGCCTCGACTAAGTGTAGTCGGGGCTTTTTATATATTATTGTTAGGTGGTGATTTTCGCAGATAATATATTTTCTAGTATTTTTGTGGATAACAATAAAAAAAAGAATGTATGGACGAATTTTATACTGAATTGAAGAAACTAGTACCTTTAAAATATGATAAAGGAGATTTTAGAGATGTTTTAGTGGGTGCTTTAGAATCTTATGTAGATTTATTAGAGTTACATAAGAAAGAGTTATGTCCTGATATTGATGATGTAATAATCTATGTAAAATCATGTAATATAAAAATAGAGACATGTATAGAGGCGTATTTTGAAGGCATGTATAGTGTTGCATATCAATGTATAGAAGAAATATTATCAGATGTTTTATATAGTGATGGTTATTTAACAATTCTACCAGATTCTTTGTTTTATCGAGCTAGAGTTTTTAAAACTAATGGGCGAAAATCTTATACAGAGATGTTTCATATTCCTCTTGATAAAAGAGGGATAGTTGAGACGCAGCGTTATAGTGCTCCCGGATATCCATGTCTATATTTGGGATCAAGTATCAACGCTTGTTGGGAAGAGCTTAGGAAACCTCGATTTGATGATATGATGGTATCCCTATTTGTCGTTAATGAGAAGTTTCCTGTTTTAGATTTAAGAATACCTAAAAAAGAAGATTTGAAAGATGGTAGGCTTAGTATGGTATTGAAAAAAATACCTCTTATTCTCAGCTCTTCTGTATATGTATTGAATCGTGATTCTTTCTTCAAACCAGAATACATAATTCCTCAACTTATAATTGAATATATTATTACCCAAAATAGAAATAGGTATAAAGATAAAGAGTATGACTTGTTCGAGTTTATTTTAGGTGTTTATTATACTTCTGTTCATATAAATGATGATTGGGAATTTCCTTGTAGCACATTTGATAATTTGGCATTACCTGTTGTTTTTGTAAATGAAAAAGAAAACTATTGTCAGTTGTTGGCTTCCTGTTTTAAATGGACTGATCCTACTTCGTATAGTTATGAAGATATAAGAGGAAAATTTGATATGCAAAAGACTGAGATTGATAAAGATATACATTTAACAGAAAAAGAAAAGAACTATAAATATTCAAAAATGGGAAAGTTAGAACGTCGATTATTCGAACTAGAACGTTATCAAATGGCTTATCTTGTGGTAAATAAGAGAGCGCTATCTTTCTCTAATGAGGGTGAAGAGAAAAAAATAGGAATCCGTTCAAGTAGTCCTTGGATTATTACATAGATGGAGAAATATGAAGGTTGTCGATACTAGTTTTTATAAGACTGTATAAAATCTTATTGATATTTTCTAGATAACTGTTAATTATGATGGGTATGAGAAAGCCCCGCAACGGCTCGCATGCGGGGCTAGTGTCAAATTAAAACGCATTAGAGTATGCGGATCGAGCCTAATAAGTTAGATATATCCGATAAAGCATAGTTTAAACGCTCTTTTTCTTCCTCACTAAACTTGCAGGGTTTCCCATTGACGATACATCCGTTTATCCTGTTATTTAGCCATTGCCGGGACTTTCCGAAATATTTCTTAGCGATATACGACAAAGATATAACGTCTTTAACTTCTTCTAATTGTTTGCGCACACTGATTTCGTGCTCTATCTCCTTTAATTCTTCATTGACTTCTTTATATCCGTTAAGGATAAAATCAGCTATAATATTTGCATCCTCTTTAGAGGTAAATTTATTCTTTATTTCGATAAACTTACTTTGATACATAGCCTCATTCTCCGGTGTCGGATTGTTTAGAAGCTCCTGTAGTTTTTTTAATTCATCTTTTAAATTTTCCATATTTATAGTTTTTATTCCTCCCATTTCTGGGAGGAAGATTTTTACTTTTCTAGTTCTTTCAATGCTTTCTCAATGTTTTCGATGTTCTTTTCAACTCTTAATTTCTCATCGAGAATAGCGTTCATTTTCTTTTCGTCCGCATCGCTGTTATTTTCAAAAACAAAGTCGAGCATTTTCTTTTTTGCTTTGTTCTGCATTAACAAGCTGATTAGATAATCTGTTTCGTTACTCATTGTTATTATGTGTTTTAATTTGACTCTACAAAGATAATATACATTTGTATATTGCGCAAGTTTTAAGCGAATTATTTTCGATAAA